CCAGACTCTTCTCTCCCTGAGACAGTCCGAACAGTGCCAGACTCACCATTTATTAAACCTGATACGCTTAACTTCAATGCAAAATGATACGGAAATAAAACAGACCTCACGAGGGGTCGGGCTAATTGGCAGCACTGAGCCTAGGATTTATACGCCTTTACTTAAAGGATTATCCAAAGCGCAAGAGGTAGCCGATCTAGCTGAGAAAATATCTTTGCCTTTAATTCCCTGGCAGCGCTGGGTGCTTGATGATCTTTTATCTATAGACGATGAGCAAAACTGGCGCAAGAAAACAGCTTTAATCTTAGTCGCAAGACAAAATGGCAAGACTCACCTGGCACGTATGCTTATACTGTCGCATCTCTTCCTATGGGGATCTAAGAACGTGCTGGGTATGTCTTCTAATCGCAATATGGCACTAGATACATTTAGACAAGTTGCATATACCATAGAAGATAATCAATTTTTAAAAGACCAGGTAAGGCAGATACGTTTGGCTAATGGTCAAGAATCTATAACCTTACTTAATGGCGCAAGGTATGAAATTGCAGCGGCTACTAGAGATGCACCGCGTGGAAAGACTGCAGACTTCCTATACATAGATGAGTTGCGTGAATGGACAGAAGAATCATTTACAGCTGCACTGCCAGTAACTAGGGCGCGGCCTAATGCTATGACACTTATGACAAGTAACGCAGGTGATGGATTTAGTACGGTGCTTAATGATCTAAGAGAACGCTGCTTATCGTACCCACCTGATAATTTAGGATTTTATGAATACAGCGCACCGCAGCATTCTAAAATAAATGATCGTAAAGCTTGGGCTATGGCAAATCCAGCACTAGGACATTTAATAACAGAGCAGACACTTGAAGAGAGTGTTAGCACTAACAGCATAGAAGCTACTAAAACTGAAATGCTTTGTATGTGGGTAGATTCAACCGTAAGCCCCTGGGTGTATGGATCTATTGAAGCTTGTAGCGATAGCACATTAGAAATCCCTGTCGGGCCAATGACTATAATGGCCTTTGATATTGCACCTACACGCAGATCAGGTGCATTAATTATGGGCCAAATGAAAGACGACAAAATAGCCGTAGGACTTGCACAGCTATGGCATAGTGATATTGCAATAGATGAAGTAAAGATGGCAAGTGACATAAACGAATGGGCTAAAAAATACCATCCACATATAATTTGCTTTGACAAGTACGCCACGCAATCAATAGCCACACGATTAGAGCAAAGTGGCTGGCGTTTACAAGATACGTCTGGTCAGGCGTTTTACCAGGCATGTTCAGATCTATCCGATGCTATGGCTAACGGCAGAATGGTGCATAGTGGGCAGGCAGATCTAGTACAGCATCTAAATAACTGTGCTGCTAAAACTAACGATGCAGGCTGGCGCATAATACGTAGAAAATCTGCAGGAGATGTTACAGCTGCAATATCCTTGGCCATGGTCGTAAGCCAGTTGACACGCCCACAACAAACTGCGCAAATCTTTGTCTAATTTGCACTATTAGTACGTTTTATGCTATAAAGTATACATATGGGTCTATTGTCTGCTTTGGGTATAACCAATAAAAAAGAAAATCTACAAGCGCAATACGCCCCTGCAATTATGGACACAGCTTATGGCTATGGTTCATTTACTACAGGTGTTGGTAATTTTCCTGGTGGATTAGATCGTAATCTTGCAATGCAAGTACCAGCTGTAAGTCGTTGCAGAAATCTTATTGCTGGTGTAGTTTCATACCTGCCACTAAAACTTTACAAGAAGTCAAGTGGTGAGGTACTGGGGAGTCCTCTTTGGTTAGAACAGCCAGATTATCGGCAGCCTAGATCCGTCACTTTATCCTGGACTGTCGATAGTCTGTTATTTTATGGCGTTGCTTATTGGCGTGTTACAGAATTATATGCAGATGATTTAAGACCATCACGATTTGAATGGGTTGCAAATAACCGAGTTACATTTACAACAAATAAATATGGCACAGAAATCGAACAGTATTTTATTGATGGCGGTAGCGCTGTACCAATGAGTGGAATTGGTTCGCTTATCACATTCCAAGGATTGACACAAGGTGTATTAACTACTGGGTCACGTACAATTCAAAGTGCATTAGATTTAGAAAAAGCAGCAGCTGTATCTGCACAGACTCCAATGCCGTCTGGTTACATTAAAAATACTGGCGCAGATTTACCAGAACAACAAGTATCTGGATTATTAGCACAATGGAAACAAAGCAGACAAAATAGATCTACTGCATATTTAACTAGCACATTATCTTACGAGACTACAGGATTTAGCCCGAAAGATATGATGTATAACGAGGCGCAACAATACCTGGCTACTCAAATTGCAAGAGCGATGAATGTACCTGCATATTACATATCTGCAGACATGAATAACAGCATGACTTACCAGAATATTATTGATGGCCGTAAAGAGTTTGTAGCCTATTCACTACAGCCATTTATCTGTGCTATTGAAGACCGACTATCTATGGATGATATTACCCCACGTGGTCATGTAGTTAAGTTTGCTATAGAAGAATCTTTTTTACGTGCAGATACAATGAAGCGACTAGAAGCAATAGAGAAAATGTTATCTCTGGGTCTTATTGACGTAGATGATGCAAAAGAAATGGAAAACCTAACACCTAACGGAAGAGAAGAAGAAGATGATACTTACATTCAGTAGCCAGATCGAAAGCTCAGATGGTGAGCGTAGAATCATCTCTGGCAAGATCGTGCCATACGAAGAAGTAGGTAATACTTCTGTCGGTAAAGTGGTGTTCGCTAAAGACTCTATTGAGATCGGTGATCCTGGCAAAGTAAAGATGCTTATGCAGCACATGCCAGAGAAGCCAATAGGCAGAATGCAAAAGTTTAATAAAGCAGAAGATGGCATCTACGCATCATTTAAAATTAGTGCGTCTATGCAAGGCCAAGATGCTTTAATTCTCGCAGGTGAGCAACTAATTGATGGACTATCTGTTGGAGTAGATGTAAACAAATCTATTCAGAAAAAAGATTACTTATATGTAACTAGCGCAACTCTACGTGAGGTTAGCCTAGTTGAATCGCCTGCATTTAGTGCAGCGCAAGTAACTAAAGTTGCTGCTAGTGAAAACGAAGCAGAGACACCAATCGAAACTAAAGAAAGCGAGGCTCCTGTGGAAGATTTAGCAACAGCGCCACAAGAAGCAAAGGCAGAGGCTGCTACTCCTACAGTAGAAGCCGCACGCCCAGTTATTACAGCACCATATATTTCTACAAAAGTGCGCACACCTATTCAATCAATGGGTGGATACACAGAGCATAAAATCAAAGCAGCATTAGGCAACGATGACTCAAAGTTATTCATTGCAGCTGCCGATGATTTTGCTAACAACGGATTAGGATTTAATCCAACACAATATCTAACAGAGTTTGTAACTAATACACGCTTTGGAACACCTGCAATTGATGCCTGTTCACAAGGAACTTTGCCCCCAACAGGCCTTACTATCAATATACCTTCACTTGTCACTAGCTCAGGTGGCGGAACTGGTGTAGCACCAACTGTAACTGTAGAAGCCGAAGGCGGCGCAGTGTCAAATACAGATATGGTAAGCCAGTATCTTTCAGGAACAGTATCCAAGTACAGTGGTATGAATACACTATCTGTAGAGCTTCTAGAAAGATCAGGTTATCCTGGATTCTATGAGGAATTAACTAATCAATTATCTCTAGCTTATTTAAAGACAATTGACACCACAGTATTAACTGCACTTCTTGCAGCTGGTATGAATGGTACAAATACTTCTGCAGATCTAGATGGTATTGTCGCATTCACTACAGAAGGCGCACGTACTATTTACTCAAACACAGGTTACTTTGCACAGAACTACATCGCTAACCCAGCACAATGGGGTGCGTTAATCGGTGCGCAAGATACAACAAAGCGCCCAGTATTTAATGCGTTACAACCAATGAACGCAGCTGGACAAGTTGGCCCACAATCAATTCGTGGATCTGTACTTGGCTTGGACTTATACGTAGACAAGAACTTCTCAGCAACTACATTCGATGATGATTCTGCAGTAATCCTTGCACCAGAGGCATTTACTGTGTATCGCTCACCACAGGCTTACATGTCTGTTAATGTAGTTTCAAATCTACAAGTACAGGTAGCAATTTACGGATACATGGCAACAATTGCCAAAATGCCTAACGGAATTATCAAGTACAAGAAGACCTGATAACACCGACCAAATAAGTAATCTCTGGGGTTTAGTAGCCCTAGCCCCAGAGAGCTATTAGCAAAGGAGTAAAGATGCCAGCCAGTTATGTTACCGTGGCCGAGTTACGGGCTAATCTCGGAATTGGTTCACTTTACTCCGATGCTACTATTGAAGAAATTTGTCAAACATCAGAAGATTTAATTAACCAATATTTATGGTTTAACACTGCCCCTGTAGTAGGAACAGCTCGTAGCAATAATGTCTGCACACTTATGCTCGCTAATCCCAATGCGTTTGTAACAGGTCAAACAATTACAGTAAGTGCGTGTGGTGCCTCATTTAATGGTGCAGTTACAATTACTGGCACAATACCACCTAGCACTGGCACTACTAATTTAATTCCAGTATTTATGTACCAATACGGTCAAACTAATTTCCCTAATGGTTATTCATTTGTTCAATATACTAAAAATGGCGATGACCAAAATTTCCACAAAGTATTACCTTATGGAGTAGCCACAGGCCCAGATCATAAAACTCAATCGTATGCAAATACGCCAAGCATAGCTCAAGCTGCGATGATAGTTGCCGTGGATATTTTCCAGGCACGCCAGGTTTCTCAAAACGGAGGCAACGGTATGGATGGCATGAGCCCCAATCGTTACGCCATGGGCTACCAGCTTATAAACAGAGTACGAGGTCTCATAGCACCTTACTCTAGTCCTAACACAATGGTGGGCTAATGCCAGCGGCAATTACTACACTTAGATCAACACTTGCAACTGATCTAACTAACACTGGTGTATGGAATATATTTAGCTACCCACCAGCCACATTAATCCCAAACAGTATAGTTATAACTCCTGGCGAGCCATATCTTACGCCTTCTAATAACGAACAAATAAATATTGCACCATTAGCGAACTTTCGGTTAATGATTTGTGTACCAGCCCTAGATAACCAGGGTAACCTTGCAGGCATAGAGGATTTTATTGTAGCTGTAATAACTAAACTAAACGCATCATCTTTGGTGCTAAACATATCAAGTGTCTCTGCTCCAGCTATCACAAGTGTGGCAAGTGGAGATTTATTAACATCAGAAATCACCGTATCAATCCTAACGAGCTGGAGTTAAAATGAGTACACACGAAGAAGACTTAGCCTTCTTAAAAAAGATAGGCCAAATTCAAGACGCACCAAAACCAACTGCACAAACAAA